CGACATAATTCCTAGTTCTGGGCCTACAGGGTATTCTGTATAGCCTATGGACTCAGTCGCTCTCGCGTCTTATATCTATAAAAAATTAAATCAATATGAGGAAGGTCATATTGATTATGTAACCTCTGGCAACATAAAAAATATGGAGGACTACAAGTTTGTCATGGGCGAATTATCAATGCTTCGCGCCCTACGACAGGATTTGAAAGAAGCGTTGCATATACAGGGAGATGACATCGATGAGTGAGCCACAATTGGACACCGTCGCAAAACCATCCGTAATGGATGCATACGTTAGCGAAGAAGAACGGGTCTTGGACCCCACCGTGTTAGATAAATCTTTAATTGAGCGAATGCCTGACCCGTCTGGGTGGAGACTTTTGGTCTTACCATACAAGGGCAGAGGCGTTACAGATGGTGGTATACATCTTCTTGATTCCACTTTGGATAAAGAAAACTTAGCCACATCAGTATGTTACGTGTTAAAGGTTGGGCCATTAGCTTACCAAGACGATGCAAAGTTTGGTGGCCAACCATGGTGTAAGAAAGGCGACTGGGTACTGATTGGAAGGTACGCAGGGGCTCGATTTGCATTAGAAGACGATCACGAAGTCAGAATTATCAATGACGATGAAGTGATTGGCGTAATACTCAATCCAGACGATATCAAATCTGCATAGGTGACCCATGGCTGAAGAAACATTGACTGAGGCATTAGCTAATCTTAATGATGAAAACATTGAGAAAGCATCATTGCCAGAACACAGAAGAGTTGAAGAAGAAGTATCTGAGGATGTTGCAATCATTGATCTTGATGATAGTGACATTGAAGATGTTGATCCGATTACAGAGGACGTTGTTCAAGAAGACTTTGAACCCAAACCTGTACCAGAAGATGAAGAAGTATCTGAGGCAGAGAGAAGGACAAGGACAAGTCAGGACAGGATCAATAAGGCAGTTGCTCAAGCAAAAGAGTTTCAACGAAGAGAGTTACAAGCTCTTCAGTATGTAAAAGAACTGCATGAAAAGAACCAACAGCTATCTAATCAGCTGCTTGAATCCCAAACATCTTCTTCTCATGAAAATATTAGGATTCAGGAAGGCTACAAAAATGAGTTTGAAAATCGAGTAGATACTCAGGCTCAAGCCGCAAAGCATGCATTAAAAGTTGCTTATGAGTCAGGCGATGCAGAGAAGATGGCAGATGCCCAGCAATTACTTGCACAGGCAGAAGCTGATCGAGCATCTCTGAATAAATACAAGCAGGACCTTGAAGACTACAAGGTTCAATATAAAGCTTGGGAAGAAAGCCAGCAGGCTATTCAAGAACAAAATTTTGAAGAGCTTCAACGCGAACAAGGTCTTACTAATCCTGTTTACGGGCAACCACAGAATCAACCTGTCTACCAAGAGCCTTCTGCAAAAGCCCAGAAGTGGGCAGAGGAGAACGATTGGTTTGGTTCAGATGTTGAAATGACTAATGAAGTAATGAAGGTCCATGAGAGTTTAGCTTATGACCGCAGGATTGACTTAGAATCAGATGAATACTATTCTGAGCTTGACAGACAGATGAGGCAAAAATTTCCTCATAAGTTTGGCATCGTGGGAGACGAAAACGCCGTCCAAAAAGTAGTCTCTGGATCACGCACAACAGGAACCGGACGCAATCAAAATAATCGTAGGATTGAATTAAGCCCTACTGAACAGCAGCTTGCTAGAAGGCTTGGGGTTCCATTCAAGGAATACGCGAAACAAAAAATGAGGTTACAGAGATCATGAACGAAGAAACAGGAAAGGGTTCTAACAGAACACCTAGAAATGCTTCTTCACGGTCCTCACAGGCCGCAAGAAAACCATGGACTCCCCCTCAAATTCTGGAAACGCCGGATGCTCCCCCTGGCGTAAAATACAGGTGGATCAGAACGCATATACGCGGAGAGGACGATAAGACCAACGTCCACATGAGGTTTAGAGAGGGCTTTGAGCCTGTTAAACCCTCAGAAGTTGCAGGATACGATTTGCCTACCATTGATGATGGTAAGCATGCCGGTACTGTAGGTGTTGGTGGTTTGATTCTTTGCAAGATTCCAGTAGAGACAGCTAATGAGCGTAATGCTCATTTTGAGCGTCAAACCGAAAATCAAATGCGAGCAGTTGATAACGATTTGATGCGCGAGGAAAATCCTGCAATGCCGATGACGAGGGAGAGGAAAACTCAAGTCTCGTTTGGTAAAGGCAGGGCTTAATCTTTTGATTGTGTTTTAAGGAGGTTCAACGATGGCTAATAAAGATGCCGCGTTTGGCATGGTTCCTTCCAGAATGATAGGCGGTAGCCCTTATACTGGTGGACAAAGCCGATACAGAATCGCCGCGAATTATGGGACCAGTATCTTTCAGGGAGATATGGTTGCACAGGTTACTGGTGGTGGCGTAGAAGTACACGCCGATGGTGGCACTGTTCCAATCGTTGGCGTATTTAATGGTTGTATGTACACAGATCCCACGACAAGTGAGCAAAAGTTCAGCAACTACTATCCTGCAAGTACAAATGCTTCAGACATCATTGCTTTTGTAATTGATGATCCGAATGTTGTATTTGAGATTCAAGCAGACGATACCTTCCCGGTAGCAGACCTGTTTGGAAACTTCGATATTGTGTATACGTCTTCTGGAAGCACTGTCACTGGTATATCCGGTGCAGAGCTTGACGTTGCAACAGGCGCAACTACTACTTCTTTGCCGCTGAAAGCGATTGATATCTCGGGTGACCCTGAGAACTCTGATGTTGCTTCAGCGAATACGAACGTATTAGTTGTAATTCAAAACCACATATTTGGCGTTAAAGGCGCTGGATTAGCTTAGGAGCATAACTAATGGCTATTTCAAGAGCACAGTTAGCCAAAGAGCTAGAGCCAGGTCTCAACGCTTTATTTGGTATGGAGTATGCACGTTACGAAAACGAGCATGCTGAAATCTTTGAAACAGAAGCTTCAGATCGAGCATTTGAAGAAGAAGTCCTGATTGTTGGATTCGGCAATGCTGAAACCAAATCTGAAGGTCAATCTGTTAATTACGATAACGCAAGTGAAGGTTTCACTGCGCGTTATACGCATGAAACAATTGCCTTGGGCTTTGCGCTCACTGAGGAAGCTGTTGAAGATAACCTCTACGACCGCCTTGGCGCTCGTTATACGAAGGCTCTGGCCCGCAGTATGGCGCACACCAAGCAGGTTAAAGCTGCAAATGTATTGAACAATGCATTTAGTTCAAGCTTTACTGGCGGTGATGGTGTTTCTTTGATTAATACTTCTCACCCTTTAGCGGGTGGCGGTACGTTGGCTAATCGTCAAACGACGATGGCTGACCTCAATGAAACGTCTTTGGAAAATGCATTAATCAGCATTAGCACTTTTGTTGATGATCGAAACATGATTTTGGCTCTGCAAGGAACCAAGCTTATTGTTCCGCCTCAACTTCAGTTCATTGCTGATAGGCTCTTAGAGTCTCCCGGTCGGGTCGGCACGTCTGATAACGACATCAACGCAGTAAGGAATATGGGTCTGTTGCCGCAAGGTTATTCAGTCAACCACTTCCTGACTGACACCGATGCGTTCTTCATTCTGACTGACGTTCCAGATGGGTTTAAGCATTTTGAACGAACCCCGATTTCAACCTCCATGGAGGGAGATTTCGATACAGGTAACGTGCGTTACAAGGCCAGGGAGCGATACAGCTTTGGCTTTAGCAACCCACGCTGTGTATTCGGTTCGCAAGGAGCTTAATTGTTTCACGTGAAACCGTAAGATTGGGGGCACCTTGTTGCCCCCTTTCTTTTTGTGCGGTATAAATAATTTATTCCTGACTGTCGCATACCGCGACAGACCCTAGCCAAGACAGGAGACAGCTATGGCTAATTCTACATTTACGGGTCCTATCCGTTCAGAGTCTACTTTTAAGACAATCAGTAAAAGTTCTACGACTGGCACAATTACTGAAGTTACAACACTGGGCGATGGCCCTGTTAGCTTGTCTGACGGAAACGTAACTCTAACTAACGCAACGCACAGTGGCAGGATCTTGCTTGTCCCAGATGGGGGCCAAGACAACACTTATACACTGCCATCACCTATTGCTGGTTCTATTTTCAGGTTTGTCTACGCTGGCGGTGCCGCTGATGCGACAGATGCGCTTGTCGTTACCCCTGGTAATAGTAACTTTTACATTGGCGGCGTGACGTTCCTAGACACGGACGGCAACGAAGTTAGTAGCGTTTTCTCTGATGGCGACTCTAATAGCAGTATTCAGTTTAATGTACCTGCTGGTTTTGATGTCACCATTGTTGGTCTGAACACAACGAATTATCAGATCTTTGGAAATGTTACGAGTACCACTGCTCCAGCTTTTGCTGATCAGTAATAAATTGATTAGCTTTGACAGAAGGGCGGTTTCGCCCTTCTTGCTTAGGAGAAAAATATGGCTGACACAGTAACTTCTCAAACCATTCAAGATGGCGAAAAGAAAGCTATTCTAAAGTTTACAAACATCAGTGATGGCACAGGCGAGTCTGCTGTAACCAAAGTTGATGTAAGTGCGCTTGCATCGAACAGCAGTGGCACATCTTGTACAGAGGTTGCGGTATCTAAGATATGGTGGCAGTGCGTTGGCATGGGTGTTGAGCTCTTAAATGATGCATCAACAGACACGCTTATTATTGGCCTTTCTCCCGATTCAAATGGGTTCCATGATTATTCTGTATTTTCAGGGATACCTAATGATGCAGGATCTGGAAAGACTGGAGATATAAAGTTCACCACCATAGGCGCTAGCAGCGGAGATACTTATACCGTCATCGTAGAACTACTGAAGACGTTCTGATGGCAACTTCTGGCAGTAGTGACTTTGAGCCTGATGTAGCTGAATACATTGAAGAGGCATTTGAGCGTTGCGGTCTTGAATACCGTACTGGGTATGATGGAGTAACTGCCAGGAGATCTCTGAATCTTTTGTTTGCCGATTGGGCAAACAGGGGCCTGAATCAATGGACTGTTACTAATTCTGTAACAACGCTTAGTAAGTCAGATCAATTTCTTGATCTTACGGCAACTACCATTGATGTGTTGGATGTCGTACTTCGCAGAACAGAAAACAGTGAAGTCACAGATATTCAAATGAACCAGATCAGTAGATCTGCTTATTGGAACATC